TGGAATTTTGGAAGTCTGCGTTTTCGTCTAAGGGTATTAGGACGGTGCTTTTGGATAAATTCTGCAATGAGTTTAACGTTATAGTGAATAGGTATCTTGCTGATGCCTCTCATGGGTCTATGTCGGTAGTGGTTAAGCCGACTAAGGAGCTCAAGAAGAAGGGCGAGGAAAGGAACTTTATATTCCTTGAGATACGTATGGGTAATCAGTCTCGTACGTATAACTCGTTGTCTGGCGGCGAGAAAAGGCGCGTTGACATAGCTATTTGCTTGGCTCTTAATAGGTGGGTGAGTAATCGGTACGGCGCGAAGCAAGGTATTCTTGGTATTGTTATATTTGATGAGGTGTTCTCATTTGTGGACTCTTCGGGTGAGGAGGCCGTTGCTGGTATGCTGTATAATGAGGGGTTGGACGGTCGCTCCGTGTTCGTTATATCACACGCCATGGACTTAGAAAGTTGGGCCATGAACGTGATTAAGATAAAGAAAGTGGATGGCATTACGTCTTTGATTAGTGACGGTGTTGAACATGCTGAGGAGGTGTTGGTAGAATGAGCGTTCGATTTGTGGTTGGTATTGATTTAGGACTTAAGGGTGCTATCTCTGCACTGTCTGTGCATGGTGATTTTATGTATGTAATTGATATGCCTACGATAAAAGTAGGAAAGAAGACGAGGTACGATACGGCTAAGGTAAGGAATGTACTATCTGATTTTATTGGCAAGGCTAGGGTATATATAGAAAAGACCGGCCCGATTCCGACCATTAAGGGGTTCTCTTCGTCACAAGGAAACTGGAGTCTTGGATATGCTGAAGGTTTGTTTTCAGGCATATTTGAGGCACTTGGTGTATCGTATGAGTTTGTTAGTGTGAGAAGTTGGCAGTCTGCATTTCGTATAACTGGAAAGAAGGATCAAACTAAGAACGCCGCTTATCAGATAGCGCATAGGATGTTTCCGCTTGGTGTGGACTTGCGGACTCCAAAGGGAAACCCTCGAGACGGAAGGTGTGACTCGTTGCTTATCGCAGAATACGGTCGACGTTTGTTTACTCATGGAGGTAGATATGAAGGATAACCCTGTAAAGAAATGCCTTGTGTGCGGGGCTTCTAGGTCCAAAGCTGGGATAGGCGCTAAGTTTAATGTGCCGTTTCGGTGTAAGGAGTGTGGTGCTATTAAATTCCCGTGGCGTCCGTTGCGTGATATTGTGTTTATGTACCCCGATGAGATCCCCGAAAAGACAGATGGTGGTATCATTGTGCCTGATATAGTTCGTGAGTTGTATAGGGAATCCGGCGAGTTGTATAACTCGGTGGGTACCGTGCTTGCTGTAGGTAAGGGTTATACCGATGATCGTGGCAAGTTTCGCCCCACTACAGTTAAGTCTGGAGACCGGGTGAATTATACCTCAAGCGTTCCGTGGCATATGGACTTTGAGGGTATAGACGGGAAAAAGCACAAGGTCCGTATGATGGGAGAACGCGATATCCGGGCCGTTGTAAATGATAAGACTATGGGCGGTGTCAGTCCTATATTTGATAGGCTGCTCGTCCGTGTTATACCCAAAGCCGAATCGAAGACTAAGTCCGGCATTGTTATTCCGATACTTAATGTACCGTCTCGCATTTTGGTTGAGATTGTTAAGATCGGATCTGGGGTTGACTCTACGTTGTCGGTTGGTGATAGGGTGTGTATGATGAGGCATGACGGTACGAACATATTTATTGATGACGGGGTGTATAAGATAGTAATTTGTAAAGACATACTGTTTATAGTTGAGGGTGAACAGGAGGTTGATATAGACTAATGGCTCATAACATAGAAAAATGGAAAGCCGAGGAGCACGTGCGTATCGCTCTTATGAGGCACAGGGGCGACGTTCTGTATGTGGCCAGTTTGCTTAATGTTGATGTTGGTTATGTCCGCCGGATACAGCACAAAGTGAAAGTCAAGTGTAGCCATGACGTTTCGTATATGATATCCGACACGTTGATGACGTACATATTTGAGGGGTATCAGTCTAGGGTTAACCATTTTATGACTATGCTTAGGAGTCTTCAAGGAAGAGAGCAAGTATATTTATCGACGTGCTGTCATGCATTATATAAGGAAGCCGACTCTGAACACCCAGATACGCAGTATGTGTGTACACGGTGTAATAAGAACTGTGATATTGAGATTGTTGACCATGTTGATATATTTAAGCTTAAGTCTGAGATCCTTGAGCAGCTTCGTGCAGAAGATGAGAAGCTTATTGAATTTGCGGATAAGATGGGATATACACGTCGTGTCCCGGCCCCAATAGTTAAGAATGAGACGTTTGTATTTGGTGGTACGACGTTGTCGGCGCAAGACCGTGACGTAATGAGTAAGTTGCGAACGATGGCTCCGGCAGATAGAGACCGTATGATAGAAGACCTTACACGTTCTATAGTTGATGTTGACGTTGTGACTGAAAGTAAGCCCAAGGTTGATGATAAGGGGGGGCAAGATGGAAATAAAGTTTAGGCAGCCGATATTTGGAGATGGTAAGTTTGTAAGTTGGCATTATTGGGGTTATATAAGGGGAGGGTTTGCTTCTCCCGCCAACGCTGACCTTAAAAGATTATCTCAACAATATATAGGTATTAAGGACAAGAATGGCGTGGATGTATATAAGGGGGATATTTTTAAGGCAGAAAACCCGGACGTTAAGGGGAAATACATTAATCAGGAAGTGTTTTGGGAGAGTGAATTCTTACGTTGGGGGCTAAGAAGCAAGAACAAACGGAAATACGTAAGTTATATGTATCCTAATTTTCATAATAGGGAAGTTATTGGTAGCGTTTATGGGAAATCCGGTTGAGTTTATAGTTTGGCAGGCAACAACGAATTGCAATTTGATATGGGGTATGTAAGTGCATGATTATAAAAGTTTAGATCCTCGACGTGCGCGGGGCAAAGTTAATAAGGTAAAAGGATACATCAACGAGCTTTATAAGATGAATTATAAGGAAAGGCCCGTTGATATAGGTACGTTTATCTCCCACCCGGATTTTCTTGGCAAATCAACAGAACAAGGACATACAATTCGGAATTGTTGGAATCGTGAGTTGAGGCGGTTCATGCCTGATGATAGTAAGTGGGCTGTAATCCTTACTGGGGCTATTGGTACCGGTAAGACTAGCGCTGCTATAATTGGTGTGTTGTATATTATGCACCGGGTGTTGTGCTTGCGCGATCCTTGGGGGTACTTCGATCTAAACCAAGCGGGCCGTATGGCTATTTCATTTTTTAACCTTACTAAGACTCTTGGTAAGTCTAAGGGGTTTGGACTTCTGCAGTCCTACCTGTTAAATTCTCCGTGGTTTTTGAGTAAGGGCCGTGTGATGGGTAATTCCGAGGACTCGCGCCGTATAGAATTTCCCCTATTTGTATTCGTCTTGAGCTCACCCAGGGCTGAGGGTTCGGGAGTTATAGGTGAGGACGTTCTAATAGCAATTATGGACGAGCTTGATTCTCCGACCGAGTCCGCTAAGCAGAAAGTTAAAGTTATTAAGGCATATGAGGCTACAGAACGTAGGTTTGAGTCCCGATTCGTTAGAAATGGGCGATCTATTGGCAAGATGTTTTTAGTTTCCTCCAAGCAAGACGAAATGTCATTCCTAAATACGTACATTGATGAAATGAGGGGGTCTAATCGTGTGTACGTTGTTGACATACCTTTATGGGAGGCCAAATCATCGGGCAATTATTCTGGTAAGAAGTTTACCGTTTCTGTTGGGGATGCGTACCATGAGCCCCAGGTGCTGTATCAACCTGAGGAGGTGAGGCAGGCTCGAATAGATGGGTACCAGGTGATAGAAATTCCGGTTGAGTACAAAGATGAATTTAACCGTGACATAGTCGGGGCGCTGCGTGATATTGCTGGCGTGTCAGTTACGGGAATTAGGAAGTCGCATTTTATTCCGTCTGAACAGGTGTTATACGACTGTTATGATGACTCGAAGCTTGAGCCTATGAAGAAGCTTACTATAGACGTTGGGTTGCGTGATAAGGATGTTGAGCTTGCATACTTTATAGACTATGACCGTATACGTATGGAGCGTTCCGCACCAAGGTCTATGCACTTAGATATTGCGTTCGCCCATGGTGAGAACTGCTTGGCGCTTGCTATGTCCGGTGTGTGTGGGTGGTCGTCTGTGGAGTCCGAGTCTGAAGATGGTGCGCGGACACAGGAAAGGATGCCGGTAGTTGAGACCGACTTTGTGATCAGACTACGTGCGCGTGAGAATGACGAAATTCCACTTAATAAGGTGATACGCCTTGTCCTCGATCTTAGGGCGTTAGGGTTTAATATACGCCGGTTTACTGCTGACCTTAAAATAGCGTCTGCTCATTTATTACAGACTCTAAATAGATCGGGCCTTAAGGCCGAGTCGTTTTCCGTAGATAAGGACGTCAAGGCGTATATGGATTTTAGGCAGATGTTGTTTGATAAGAGGTGGGTATTCCATAAGCATCCTATAGTACACTTTGAGCTTAAGCACCTTATATTTGATCGGGACAGGCAGAAGGTTGACCATCCAGAAAAGGTTACGGACGTTGAAGTTATGAAGTCCGGCGAGGTACGTGACATAGTGCTTGTAGGATCTAAGGACCTTGCTGATGCGATATGTGGATCGGTTATGGGCGCGGTGTCTATAGTTGAGGGCTTACCAGACAACAGGCGTTTGAAGGAGTTGTTGCAGAACATGAGGAAGTCCACGTCCGTAAAGGAAGATCCTTACTGGTGGGTTGACGGTGTTAAGAGTGGCGGAAAACCAGCCAAAGTCGTGGCTGCTGCTGGGTCTATTCCGACGTCTGATATGTCAAAATTTACTAAGATATTAAAGAAATCAACCAAAGGTAGAAGAGCATGATGTATGATCCCATATCAGACTTATCACAGTATAATGAAGTTTCTGATATTGAAATAATAAAAAGGTATCGTAAGGAGCGTCATTCAGTCTACATTTCGGTTATGCTGATGCGTTATGAGCCATTGGTGCTTAAGGTCATTCAGCAATGGAATCGTAGAAATAACTGGTGGGCTTGTCTTACTATGTCGGATTATAAGGATACATTGCATTGTGCATACCTTGGTATGATACTCGCATTTGACCGAGTTAAAGACGTGGATAGTATAAAGAATGTTGGATCTAGGATAAAGTCGTATGTTTATTATGTATTGAGGCAGCATTATAAGCATCGTAGGCATGAGATGCCAGTTGAAGGCATTGCTGATAGGGTTGTTGCTCCGTATCATGACTTTGATTCTGGAATACTTAATGGGGCTCCATTGGGTATTGGTCGGATTATGTACCTTTATCATTATGATTATTATAAAATGGCCCTTATGATGTTTGGTGCGAGATCGAAGAAGTACATGAAGACTAAGTTTCAGCGTGCAAAGTGCAAGATGCGTGAGTCCGTTAGGGAATATCTTAGGAGTAGAGAATGATTAGGCACTTTAGGTATCTTTGGTATCTCATTCGGCATAAATGGTTCGTTGCCGCGCATTGTTTTCGGCATAGGATGTTCATTCGTGCCATTATGCATGATTTTAGTAAGTTTTGGCCGTCTGAGTTCTTTCCGTATGCAGATTTCTTTTATGGAAAAAGGAGGCAGCGAGGCAAAAGGAACTACGAAGAAAATGACATTGCTGACCCTCAACTTCAATCTAAGTTTGATAAGGCTTTGCTTTTTCATTTGCATCGCAACCCTCACCACTGGCAACATTGGGTCCTTAAGCGTAGCCGCGGTGGGTACAAGTGCCTTGATATGCCGATGAGACTTGTTATTGAAATGGTGTGTGACTGGCAAGCCGCGGGGCGTGTGCAACAAGGGAAGTCGGCGAACGTGAAGTCTTGGTACGCGGCCAATAAGTCTACTATGATGTTGACAGACATTACGCGTACGCGCATTGAGTCCGTATTAGAAAGGGAAAGCCTTAGATGAGTTACGTCAAGCGGAAAGATAAAATATGCTTGTTTTGTTCGAATTTCGTTCCTGAGACCGATGAATATGAGGCTGAGTGCCTCGTTGATGAGGACGTAGACTCTTTTGAATTTTGTGATTCTATGGAGAAGAAAAAGCGTTGATAGGTATAACCTACTTCGTATATTGTTTGGGCGGCTTTTGTGTGGTATAATGGTTTGTTAGGAGGAATGCATTGTGGCTAATCAAGACTTTAGTACGTTCATTTTAGAAGCGGTAGCTCGCATAGAAGTTAACCTTGATGAGCTTGAGGAGCGGGGGCCAATATTCACCGCGGATGATCGGAAAAATATAGACGCCGTCCGTGGCGTATGTTTGGGTCTTCGGGAGATTCTTCCTCGAATTAGGTTTTTTAAAAAGATCTCTCTGTCTAAGGATGTTGACCTGATAGTGGTGGAGAAGAAGAAAGGTGTAGAGAGTAATGGGTTTAACGGTAATTGAGTCTAATAGCACTATTAATTGTCCGAGGCAGCTTACTGACTGGTGTAAGAATTCGCATGATATACGGTTTGCCGTCGATCAGCTTCTTCAATACGGCGGGATTTACGCTATAAAGTGTACTGGTAGTAGCGAGTATGCGGTATTTATACCTAATTTTGTGAGTGTGTTGACGGCGTAGCTAACCTCCATGCTTTGGCGGTGGAGTTGGTTGTAGGGGTACTATAGCACTGCCCTAAAGGTGAAACCGTAACGTATAAAAACACCGCCTGTTTTTAAAACTAATAAGGAGGATAAAATGATTATAAAGAACTTTTCTGTAGTAATTCTTAAACAAAAGTTAGCTGAAGTGTCTGGTCAATATCATCATCATATGTCTATGTCGGAGGAAGATAAACGGAAATTGGGTAAAGAATGGCACTATGAGGAGCAACTGATGTATGATCATCATATAAACGATTTGTACTCTGCTATCGCATTACTGAATGTCGTAGGTGGTAGATCTATTGTCATCAACACGCAAAGCAGTAAGTAAGGCGGATAGTAATGATAGTGTGTCCTAAATGTGGTAAAAGTCGGTGGAAAACGAAGGTTGAATACAAGAAGTATGAATGTCGAAACTGTGGTTCTATAAAGGAGGAAGGTGATGGTAAAGAACAGATTCAAACTCAACCCCAGGGTACTTAAGGAATTTGAATACAAGGTGTACTATAACCCCAAGCTTAAGATGCTTGGAGGGCAGTCCACTCCGCAGGGTGGAACGTTCTTACCTGTGTCAGATCTGAACATGCCTCTACCTGTAGTGGTATCAGGGCCGAACACGTTCGTTAAGCGCCGTGCTAAGCTTATAGTCTACGATGAGGAAGTTGAATGAAAAAGTGGATAATATACGACGCTCGCGCTATCCTCGGTGATCCGGATGATGCGCAGGTAATGGTATGCTGTGATTCGCTGAAAGAGGTTAAGTCCTATGCTGGTGACTACGGGACTCACGCTGCTGTATATGAGTATGATATCGGTACAACTAACGAGCTTATCAACCAACAGTTTGTTGGTGTGTTGACTGAAAGTGGTCTGAATAAAGATGTGGAAATTTAGAGGCAGCCCCGAGTTTAAGAAACTGGGTTCTGTAAGCAACTTGAATGATATCGTTCATGCGTTTACAGCCTATAACAAAAGAAAAGGAGAAGAGCATGAATGTAGTGATAGTAGGTTACGGGCACGTAGGCAAGAGCGTAGACGAAATGCTGACAAAAACGAAAGCCATTAACCTCAAGATAGGAATATACGATAAAGATCCTAGTAAGTCTACAATAGATGGTATAGATTCAAAAGAACCAAGTATAGTGTTTATCTGTGTTCCCACTCCGTCGAGATATGATGGTTCTTGTGTCATATTCGCTGTAGAGGAATCTATTAAGCTAATCAAGAACGACCCCCTAATAATCATCAAATCAACCATTCCACCTGGAACAACCGACAGACTCAGAGTTAAGTATAACAAACGAATAGTGTTTAGCCCTGAGTACATCGGGGAATCTGCTTATTGGAGTCCTATTGACTTTGAAAAGAATATGAGCGATACCCCGTTCGTAATAGTAGGTGGAGACCTTGCTGACGTAGAAGAAGCAATCGATTTCTTTGCTAGAATAGGTGGCCCCTACAAGAAGTATTTCAGAACCGACGCGAAGACAGCCGAATTGGTTAAGTATTGGGTTAATTCCTTTTACGCGACTAAAGTAACGTTCTGCAATGAAATGTTTGAGATCTGTAAGAAGTTTGGCGTAAACTTCTATGAAGCTCGTGACTTGTGGCTTAATGATGAGCGCGTAGCTCGTGGTCATACAATGGTCTTTAAGGATAAAAGGGGTTACAGTGGCAAGTGTTTCCCGAAAGATATTAAAGCCCTTGTCGCCTTTAGCGATGCATATGGCTATGATGCAAGTTTGCTCCAACAGGTAATCAAGTCCAACGAGGGCTTCTTAGAAAAGAACAAATGAAGATAATCGTCTTGGCTATTATTATAGTCGTTGTGGCTGTTGCTATTGCACTTTGGGGGTAATTACGTATGGCAAAGAAGGGGCGTGGGTTGCGGTATCAGGTAAAGGAAAAGATTTTAGACTTTATTAATTATCTTAAAGATGAGCCATGTATTACGTATAAAGACGTAGATAGGGTGATAAATAGCATTATGAGAATTTTTCGTAATAACAGGAGGAAAAAGTGACACCGTTTTCTAGGCAGTCCCTGGTGAATTTCCTTAATAAGTACCAGAAGGAGCTCCGCGAGCCCGTGGCTGACTATGGTGGTGTTGGCCCTATAGTTAAGAACATCCTTTTAGCGGGGGAAATCAAAGACTACACCCAGATTGACTACACAACGGGGTATGACCTGTTAAAGCCTATAAAAGGTAGAAAGTACGGCTTGGGGATCTGTATGGATATGTTGGAGCACTGCAGTAACCCATTCATAGTAGCTAAGAACATAACCAACTCCCTAAAGAAGGGCGCATTGCTATTTATTACTGCCCCGTTTGTTTGGACAATACATGAGTACCCAAAGGACTACTTTAGGTTCACATGTGACGGTATCAAAGTGTTGTTCCCAAAGCTGAAATGTCTTGATATTGGGTTAGCTTCGGATCTAGATAAACCTATTCGTAAAGGCACTAAGATGGTAGTAGATAGGCACTGGACAACAAGAGTAATAGGGCACTTTAGAAGGTAATGCTATGACAAATGGCGGTTGGGAAATTGTTGATGATGTTGAAGTAGCTAAGGTAGAGAGCAAGCCCAATAGCTTGGATCTTGAGCTTGATCATATCTACTGCGGTAACGTCATTGATATATTAAAGTCCTTCCCATCAGAGTCTATAGACTGTGTAATTACATCCCCTCCGTACTGGGCTTTGAGGGACTACAAGACCGACGATCATATTTGGGATGGAGACCCTAATTGCGCGCATGAGTGGGGTATGGACTTGAAGTTTGCGGGGCAAGTTAGTGGAAATAAAGATTTAACAACCGGGTTTCAAAATAAATCGAAGATCGGTGCCGATGGGCAAATACCAACAGATCGAAAACGGCCAACGGCTGGAAATTTTTGTTCTAAGTGTAGCGCTTGGCGAGGCTCATTAGGCCTTGAGCCTACGTTTGACCTCTATGTTAAACATCTATGTGACATCTTTGATGAGATCAAGCGTATACTTAAGCGTACGGGTACGTGCTGGGTGAATTTAGGAGATACCTATTATGGTGGTGGTAGGGGGAGGGGACAAGGAATTGCTGAATGGAGTGAAAAACAGAGAAGTAATACTGGAACTCTTGATATGCCGCAACCAAATTGGGGTAATGAACTTCCCCATAAATGCCTCTGCCAAATCCCGTTTCGATTTTCGATAGAGATGTGCAATCGAGGTTGGATACTACGCAATACTTTGATATGGTATAAGCCCAACGCTATGCCTCAGTCTGTGAAGGATAGGTTTACGTCGGACTTTGAGTACGTGTTCTTTTTTGTGAAGTCGAAGAAATATTGGTTTGAGCAGCAGTATGAGCCTCACCTTTGGGCGGGCCGTGATAAAAGGAGTATTAAACAGGTGGCCCCTAAATCGGGCAAGATCCTAACTGGGCAGTACGCTATAGGTAAGGTTTCCTATGATAAACAGGGTCGCCACAAGCGCTGTGTGTGGTCTATAAATACCAAAGCGTTTGCCGAGGCCCACTTTGCTACATTCCCCGAAACTCTAATTGAGCCTATGATAAAGGCTGGGTGTCCCGAGTTTGTGTGCACCAAATGTAAGAAGTCGAGGAAGAGGAAATATAAAGTTATTCCTGGCTCATCTAAAGAGTGCCCCAAAACACAATCTTCGCATGAAGCAAGGGGGGGGTCAGGAAAACCTACAGGAACGGTAGGAAAATCGGGAAGTGGTAGAATTGATGGAAAAACTATAGAAATCGGATATACCGACTGTGGGTGTGGTACTGGGTTTGATGGTGGTGTGGTGTTTGACCCCTTTATGGGTTCAGGTACTGTAGCTGTGGTGGCCAAGAAGCTGGGTAGGCACTACGTTGGTACTGAACTTAACTCAGATTATATAGACATGGCTAATAAGCGAATAGGGAGTGTAATGCTATGATTGTAAGTATTAAAAATCCTCTGGTTGTGGGTTATAGGGGTGAAATAGGGTCCTTCATTCTTCAAGGGCTGTTACGTGTTATGCCTAAAGCTCTTAATGTTTGGTGCTTTGATGTTAACGAGACTGAGAAAGAAAAAATAAGGAGAATTAAGAGGTCTGACGTTATATTTCTGTGTGTTCCTATGCAAATGACTTTGGGGTGGATAAGTAAATATAGGAAGTTTCTCAAGGATAAAGTGGTGATAGAGCAGACATCCTTAAAGGGTTGGGTGTCAAGAGTTAGGCATTCCAATTTTACGTTGTTGTCTATGCATGTGTTATTTAGGCCTTCAGCTACACTGGATAAATCAGATAGGCGTGTTGCATTGATTAGGCATCCGTTTTGGGATCAGTGCGTATATCCATACCGTGAGATTGTGAAGGAGGTTACCGATTCAGCGGTAATAGAGCTTGGCGACTGTGAGGAACACGATGTCACTATGGCTTTTCAGCAGGCTATGATGCATAGAGTATTACTTATACTGAGTGATATATCGTACGACTTTCCTTGTGAGACTTATATTGGTGGGAAAGTGCAGGACTTAGCAAGTCGTATTAGGAGCGGGGACCGTGCTTTGTATATGTTAATTCAGAAAAATGAATTTTTGTCCGATGCTATGCGCGAGTTTAGACGAAGGCTAAAGAATTTTAATCCCGTAAGGGATATTTGGATGGGCATAACACGGAAAAATGGTAAAATATAAGAAGATATAATCTATTTCGTATATTGTTAAGATATGTGTTGTTGTGTTATAATGGTTTTATGAAGGAGGTCAGTTATGAGACACGTACTTGAAGGTGATAGAGACAGGAACGTTAAGCTAGACCGTAAGGTGTTGTTGCCTGAAAGAAGCCAAAAGGTAAAGAACCACAGCCCCGATGGATTTAACTGGGGTTATTATGGTAGTGGCCCATCGCAGCTTGCTTTGGCCGTAGTGCTTGAATGTACGGACAAACCGGATGGTTACCAAGAGTTCAAGAACAAAGTAATATCTACACTGCCAAAGGATCAGCCGTTTGAAGTTGAATTTGACTTGTAAGGTTGAAAATTAATGCTGCTCGGTCCCAATTAAGGTGGCCTTGAGTAAGTGTTAGAGGGAGTAGACCCCCCGAGATACTTACTGACAGAAACGCGGGTCGTCCCGCGGCTGAGTGCAAATCTTAGGAGCAGCTCCAAGGATGGTGAGATGTGAAGATGACGAGAGAATATGGAGTTTTAGGAGAGCAACATAAGGAGCTGATTGAGATGACCTTCGGTGAGTCCTGTGGTCGCCTTCCTACATTATCCTATGTTAAGTCATTGATGGCCCCCAAACTTACATACCCTCAGCTTGATGACAGCTACATGCAAAAAGCGCATTTAGATATAAGTTTTAGAGAGCACTATTGTAAGCAATCATTCCCTCTTCTTACTGAGGACTTTATTCTGTCTATCAAACACATGGTTGACGATATTAAACCCGGTTTTACTTGCGAGCTTGGGTGTGGTCCTGGGTGGCTTACTTATTGGTTGCGTAGGTACGGTGTAGACGTTGTCAAGGCTGTTGATGATATGCGTTGGCCGTTTGATAAGTACCTTCCTTTTGTGGAGCGTGCCGATTCGGTAGAATTCGTTAAGACTCACCCTAACGTTGATTTATTTGTATTATCTTGGCCGTGGATGGACGATGTAGCTGCTAACATATGGAAGTCCATGCGCGACGGTCAATATTTGCTGTACATTGGTGAGTATGGCGATGGGTGCAATGCTAATGAGGAATTTTTTAATACGGTTGAAGGCCATGAGGTTGAGGATAATTGGGATCTGTGCGGATCTTATTTACGGTTTTGGGGTTTGCATGATTCGCCTATTTTATTAAGAAGGATTAAATAAGGGTGCTTAAAACTGGTAGTAAAATTATTAATAGATTGATATGTAAGATATGTGGGCATTTGTACCCAGAGAAGAAGTTACCCACTCCTGAATGGCTCTTGAAAGCTTTTCCCGAAGACTACAAAGACTCGAGAGTGGGGGCTTTCGTAGCAGATACAAGTAAGCCTTGCGCGCGTTGTGGATTCAAGAACGTAAGTGGGGAGGGGTTGTGAGTTAAGATAAAAGGTGTGAAGCGCTAGAACCTAATAGGAAATAAATGATATGAGTTGGTTTACTACGATAATACATAAGGCAAAGATAGGGTTGTCTAACCCTAAGTACCGAAGGCGAGGGGATCTTTATATAGAATCAGATGATGACCTCGAGGCCGACGTTATAGCCGAATGTTATAAAACAAGAAAACCAGTTATGAGGTCTCGCCATGAAGTATAAAAGGATAAAAGTTAAGGGTTATACACGCTCTAATGGTACGAAGGTAGAAAGCTATTGGAAGAGGGTAAGAGATGAAACAAGAAGAATATAAAGTTGATGAAAAGGGCCATGTTCCAGGAACAAATATTTATCTTCCTTGCTATGTTGTAGTAGACGAATATGGGGAAAGAAGAAGTTATAATTACTTTGAGGCGGTTAAAAATGGTTTGATAAAAGACAATCGGGTAATAGTATCACAATTTCCACTTGAGGTGAAGGGATGAGTGTCAGAAAGTTACTAAAGAAGTACCAGAAGATAGCGAAGACACACGAAATGGTGATTGTCCATCAAGTTGTAAATGACTTATACCATTTGGTAAGGGATTACGATTTAAGGAATGCTAAGAGAAAAGGAATTGAGGGAGGCTCCGAATGAAGATTGAGGAAGCGATAGGAATAATGAAAGCATGGTTTGGTGATATGCCAACAGAAAGAGACCAGCAAGCATTTAATACTGTCATCACCCTCGCTCAAGATGTTTTGAAGTGGAGGGGGAAGTTGCCAGAAGAATACCATTCTACCGCTATCATAGGTGGTAAAGATTTGGCTGAAGGTAACCACGACTATTATGACAGCCCTGTACAAAAATCTTACAACCAAGCCCTCCACGACTCCGCCCTAGCTTATGCTGGGTTAGAGCAGGAGAATCGAGAACTGAAAAAATACATAATAGTAAGAGATTACATAAGAGCAGAGGAGAAGATTACCAAGTTAGAGCAGGAGAATGGGGAGTTGAAGGAAGCCAACAAGAGAGCCAACGCTATGATAGGTGCTAACTGTGATGAATTACAGGGGATAATCAAAGAACAGGAAGCTAAAACAAAAGAAGTAGAACGCAAGTTGCACCACTGTCATCATCTCTTATGTAGTAATCGCAATAAATCAGTAGGAGAATGTGGTTGTGTTGTTGAGTGGGGTTTGTTTGATAGAGAACGTAAATCCAAGATTAAAGAGTTGGAAGCTGACCTAGAAAATATGGATGTATTGTGTACAAGGTTACACGCGCAGCTCGAAGGGAGGATTAAAGGAGGTTATCAGCCCACTCATGGACAACTCGATTCGTCAAAACCTCCCAAAGGAGGAAGCTCTATCCCTATAAATATTAAGGATATAGATAAAAAGGAACTCCAAGCCAAGATTAAAGAGTTGGAAAAGACCGAGAAAGCAATAATGGATTTATCGCATCCGAACTATAAGAAGTTAGAGCAGGAGAATAGGGAGTTGAGCCAGCTATTAGATTTTGCAAATGGCAAAACAGGTTCAGAGATAGCCTTCTCCAAAGCGGTTATAGAGGGAAAGGAAGCTAAGATTAAAGAGTTGGAAGCCCAAGACGTTGATAACTTTCGTCAATCAAGAGCTATGGCAGACCGAGAAAGAAGAATAGTGAGAGCATTGGGTTTATCCAAAGACATCTACGATATAGCTGTTATCTTAAACCATATCAAGAAGCTCGAGTGAGATATGCCAATAAAAAAAGTAGCCATCTGTGATGTATGTGGTAAACAGGAAGACCTAGATACAGCCCTTAACGGTAATGGATTTGTAGATAAATGGTTCACTGTCAACGTAAGTCATGTTTACTGTTCTGAAGAATGTTGGAGGTCGCCATGACCCACAGAAAAGGCGTAGAGAAGATAGCGGAGATAATACGAGAACACGCTAAAAAGTATGGTTGGTATCCCAACAAGAAGAACTCCTTTGAAGGTGTCGCCTCCGCTATTTGGGATAAGCTCAAGGTATGCCCTGAGTGTAAGGGTGGCGGTAGATGGGTACACGTTCACGTGGGTAGACCTAATCGGTATTCTGATTGTGTTGACTGTTTAGGCAAAGGATTGGTGGTGGGAGAATGACTATCGTAATCCGTAAATGTGTAAAATGTGGTTGCGAATTTCAGTCAGGTATATTTCCCCAGTCCACTTGTGATATGTGTAGCGAGTGTGGAGGGTGGAATTTGGAGGTGCAAGATGAAACATAGGACGGTGAGGTTAAACGATATTCTAAGTGAACAAGTAGCTGAAAGGAAAACTTGTGTTGAGGGTGCGTTGCATATGTTTGGGTTAAATGTCTACTGTTGTATAAAGACCGCGGAAGATTTTAAGAAACACTTTGAAGAATACAAGAGAGAAGCCATAGCCGACCTCGATGCTATCGTGAAGGAGTGTGTGGGAGAGATGGACAAGATTCCCAAGTGGCTTAAAAAATATAAGAAGAATTTAGCTTATCAGCACGAAACTATACGCAATGAATTCCGCAAAGAAATCCTCAAACGATGGGAGGCACGATGCTAGGTAAACTTGTATGTTTATTGTGGGGACACAAATATAGAGAAAAACAATTTGATGGCAGCACTTATGACACTGTTGACCACTTAACTAGATTACCCGTGAAGGGTAAATTCTATACTTGGAAATGGCTTGATGTATGTCCTCGTTGTGGAAAGAAACTAAAGGAGACCGTCTAATGGAATTTAAAGATGTGGTGAGGGAGATACTGCAAGAATTAAATACTGTAAAGTTTATACAACGACCTTCGGGAGTGCCTTATGCCGTAGGTTATAACTTAACTCCAGAAGAAGCCCTCTCCGCCCTTCTCAAAGAGATAGATAAGAGGATTGGGAAGAATAGAAAAACCTCTTTCTTAGATGATGTCTATTGTTCTTCATGTAGGTTAAGTGAGAAATTCTGCCAATGTAAAGGGTTCAACGAAGCCAAAGCAGAGGTCAGAAAGGCGATGGGTTTATGAAAATGGACGAAGAACAAGTTAAACGTCATCACCCATTTTGTGTTCACTTATATAACACTAACAGGAAAACATTTTGGAGTTGTCAATGTGAGATGTTAAAAGAATATGACAAATGGAAGAACAGAGGAAACTACCACGATGTTGATGAGTTCTACAAAGAGTAAGGAGGGTCTAAATGGATAAGCAAGAGTGGATTGAGAAAATATATGATGTAGTTTGGGATAGGTTATATTCTAACAAAATGGATACCCTTCTGAAAATAACACCAGAAACAGAAACATCGTATACTGAAGCATCTGAAATAATAGCCGAAGCCCTTTATCCGTTGATAGAACAAGCTGAATCTAAAGGATTCAATATGCTTAAAGAAAGATTAGAGCTTTTACCAGAAGACAAAGCTATAGAACAAGCCAAGCAAGAGGAACGGGAGGCGTGTGCGAAAGAGGCTGAAGAAAAAGTGGGTATCATTGTAAACTATCCCAAGATATATGCAGGGGGATTAGACGAGGGAGCGTTGAGTGGTAAAACATACTCTCACAGAAATAGAAGATGGGAAGAAATCGCCAAAGCCATTAGAGAAAGGAAGGAGAAATGAAATACATATGGATTTTTGATATTGTTTGTTGGATAAGTTGGTCAATAATAGGATTTAGACTGTTTATATGGAAAGGTTAAGGAGGAGGAGAAATGAGCAGTAATCAAATACCAGTAATATGTTTAGTGCTACTTACTTTGGTTATTCTAATAGCTACATTTTGGGGCAAAGTATTTGAGGGTCGCAATAGGTCAACAACGAAGCCACTTCCTAATATTTCTTGCGAAGGTTCAAATAGAGCGTCAAAGAGTATTGCTCTGGGTGAATCTAGCACAGTCATCGGACGTGATGCTGAGGTTTACCACAAAGGAAAGAGAGGTGAGAAATGACAGACAAGATTACATTAACGGGTAAGTGTTTAGCGGGCTATCAAGATAAATATGGTTATAGACACTATGATACAGCCACCATCTCTGTTGACCGCAAGGATGTGGAGAAGGCGTTGGGGTATAATCAAGTGCCAATTAAATGTGACGAGACAGAAACAAAGGGAACTGGATATGCTAAGCCCAAATACTGCGAGTGTAAAGGTGTGGATGCTATGTGTATTATGGATAATGTAACTCCACCAACTTGTGGCACTTGTATGAAACTCATCAAGGTGCCAGAGGCAGAGCAGACCGATTGGAAAGGTGAAAAACTTAAAAAGTTCGAGAAACAGCTAGACCACGATAATGAGATTTACAACAAGTTACGCCAGACCGAGCCGAAGGTATGCCCTATCGATGGGGTTAATCTTACAGACAAGCCCGAGCCGAAGGAAGGTGTAATGGAAGTAAGAACTTGCCCTAAGTGTGGCACAGAAATGCTAGGGGAAAAGGTAAAGTTTACAGTAGATACTTCCGAGCCGAAGCCAAAAGAGTATTGTGAACGTAAAGATGTAATAGATAAGCCGAAGGAGATAGAGGAACTAAGCAAAGGGTTTATAGAAGAACTTGATAAACGACACGAATTTGGTCTAGCCCTTGTTGCTAACAAACTTAACGAGGTTTTGAAAGGGCTGAAAAGACAAGGAATATTATGATATGTTGGCATAAGTGGACTAAGTGGAAAGCCTATGTAGAGTCTGGGAGGATGCAGGTTCATTGTTTCAGTACGGAAATGCTACCTTTTACAGAATCAAGGGAATGTAGAGAGTGTATAAAGTGTGGTAAGACACAGGATAGATTAGTTGACTAATTGAGGAGGGTATATTATGATAATAGAATTAAGAAAGCCCGCGGAGACTATTAACCAAGTAAAAGGTATTAACATTAATTCCGTCGATAAACTTGAGTCGTGGATGTCGGGGTATAATATACCGGGGGCGTTTGCCGCGGGGGACGTAGAGGAGATCAGGATAACGTTTTGGGATTTTCCATTTGTGGCCTGGATGCAGATATACCGTAAAGGGTCTGAAATTGTTATTGTATTGATAGTTAATGACTACCCCATAGGGACCGTGTCTAATGTTGACTGTATTATCTCTTTTGTAAGGGCCTTTATTGGTGATAAGTATAATGCATGTAGTATAGATTGAAGTATTCCCGGTGTACATTTTTCCTTCCATATAATTACTAATTACTATATCCAATTTTGTTCTTCTATGAAGACTTGGAGTTGTGTGTTTATATAGGCTGCGCGCTCAACAAATATAGAGGAGTGGCCTCGCGGTAGTCTTCCGTTTTTGTTGAGAGAAAGAGGAGTGAATGGATAAAAGTAAGCAGCAGCCACTATCTTCGTTCCCGGATTTGCTTTTCCGTATATTAGGAAAGCCAGAAGTCATACCAGCCGGCATATTCAAGCAACCCATTAGTACACTTACCGATACAGATAGAGTCCTACTTAAACGTATAGGCCTTACGTCCCGAAACCTATACGACTATATGGCGGGACAGACTCTCGTTAATTTCGATAGGCACAAGATATACTTCGAAGTAGACCGTGCCTTGACGTACTTCCTCGTTGGATCCGCCTTAGAGTTATATTCAGAAGTAGCCACAAACTATTCCCAGTTGCAGGGGGCTACGGTATGGATAACCTCGGACTCGGCTAAATATACCACAGAACTGACTAAGCTTCTCGATCATATAGGAATAGAAGAAAAGATATTCGACTGGTCCTGGACGGTAGGGGCTTATGGGGACTTATTCGTTAAGATGCATGCTAAGCCGGGGACAGGTATAATATCTGTAGACGATGATGATCACCCTCTTAACGTATCCCGCGTGGATCATAATGGGCGTCTAGTGGGCTTCTTCAATACCCCTGTTGGTTATGTAGGGGCTCCTACAGCCACCGACTTATTGCCTCCGTGGGAATATGTTCATATGCGCCTCTTAGGGGCTAAAAGGAAACGTCCGTCATACCACGACCCACAATACTCAGAATACCGCACAGTAAGTCTTATGTGTGCAGATACCCGCCAGGCAAGCTCTAAATATGGTACTTCCTTACTTCTTAATGCTATTCCGGTATACAAACGTCTTAGGTTGGCCGAGGATTCGGTACTATTGGCCAGGCTTTCCAAAGGGCTTTTGAGATATCTCTATAAGGTAAAGGTGGACGGAACCAACCTTGAAGCCGTTGCTGAGATTATGGACGAGTATACGGCTACCCTGAAACAGGCCCGTGCTTTGGATACCACCTCGGGTAGCGAGAATTTTGATTCCAAATACAATCCTATGGCGGTCAATGAGGATATAGTGCTTCCCGTATGGGGAGATGCCGGGGATCTATCGGTGGAAAAGCTCGGTGGTGAGCCCGATATACGTTGGATTAAGGATGTGGAGGATATGAGGAACCAATTGGCCGTGGCTTTACGCGTGCCTCTTCAGCTTCTTGGTGGCTTTACGAAGGATCTGCCCTCTTCTTTGGGTACTTCTGCCTTAGAGCGTATCGACATAAGGTTCGCCCGCGCCTCCCGTAGGTTGCAGCGTTCGATATTGGATGGGATAAAGAGAATGTGTCAGATCCACTTGGCTTATATGGGCATGGACCCCGACCCGGCGCTATTTGAGGTTAATATGTCCGAGACATCTTCCGCCGAGGAAGAGGAACTTAAGGACGCCCTAGATAAGGGCGTGGACGTGGTAGACAAACTATCCGATCTTATAGCCAAGCATACAGGGGATAAGGTAGATAAATTAGAACTATTGGATTATTTGAATCAGAAGATACTCAAGTTAGGGGACTTGGACTTATACTCTATGCTCGCCGATATGGACGAGAAGCGTTTCGCCCGTACCGGCAAGCACATATTCGATAAGAAGGAATACATGGACCTGCTTAATGAGAGATCTAAGCAGTCCAAAGCCCGGAAGAAGTCAATCAGGGAACGAATACATAATACCGACCTTTTGGCTCATTTGCCTATAAACAGTAAGAATGTAAATGGCAAGTGGCCCCGCAACCTTAATGAGTGGCGTGGACTTTATGGCCTTAAGAAGGCTGAGGAGGGTAGTACCAAGCGCAAGAAGTCCCAAGTCAGCGTTATGGATCATAAGGTAGCCCCAGGAACTGGGTGGGGCAATAACAGTAGGGCTGAGGGTAATGACCCACTTGATGATGTGATGGATATTCTAAGGAAAAGAGCTAGATGATGAGTGATGTAGGCGATCTTATAGAGAGGAATATGGAATCCGACATTGACGAGTCTAAATGTAGGCTCCTTATTGAGGAATTCAAGAAGTATAAGGGGGACCTCAATGAATCGGGGGATAACTGGGACAAGGAAAAGGATAACCTCTATCAGCACGCCCTTCGTGAGCTTAAGTTGGCCGGACTATTTGATTCGGACGCTGATTATGGTGGTATGATGGGTAAGGCTGTAATGGATATGGTTGAGGCATTCTGTAAGCAGGGGCATTCGGGCGGTAGCGCCAGCATAGTCCTGCAGATTATGCCTAAGCTCCTGAAATTTGAGAACTTAACGCCTATTACTAGTAGTCCCGATGACTGGATGAATGTGTGTGAATATTATGGGACAGACAAAGGATTCAAAGAAGACATGTGGCAGTGCAAGCGTAATCCGGCGTTATTTTCTACGGACGGCGGTAAGACATATTATCACTTGGATGAGAACCCTCGCGTTATACATAATAGCGAGCAGAAGAAAACAGGAGAATAATTTTATGGATGATCAAAGTATATTGGGTGATCTGATAGAACGGAATCTTGATGTGGCCAGTAGGGGCATCGTAGAATTGAACCTCGAGGACTTTCCTGAGGGTGTATTGCGTGATACGGCTAAGGCATTTGCCGACGCTTTCGATAAGCAGGACTGGGAAGGTGAAAATAAGCCAAAACGAGACCTCGATTGGGCCGGTGAATACACAAACAAAGACGTGTTCCTTGAACAGGCCGACATTGTAGGGGAATATAATAAGTTCAGCCCTGAGGTAGCCCATGAGATAGTTGACCGCTTCGGTGACAAGGTGCAGTATCGGTTGGCCCGTGAGAGCAGCCCGGCCGTGTATATTAAGCCCGGCGTTGAGGTTCCTAAGGGTGAATTTCTTTCCGATGAGGCTGACTTAAAGGGTGACGAGTTAAGACTTTGGTGGGACTGATTTTTAAACTGTTATTGATAGGAGGATAGGACAATGGGTAACCAAGATATGATGAAGGATTTATTGACTGAGGGAATGAGGATAGCTGATGATCTGTATTTTAATAAGGGGAGGCTGTCTGAGGGACGTATGCCCGATAAGCGTGACAAGATTATGGATCAGATCCACACCATGATAGAGGCATTCGCGAAACGTACTACGCTCAAGCTCGACATAGCCCGTGTGGTTGAGGGTATAGACAAGAACAAGACATGTGCCGTGTTTGATATAGGCAAGCTTATGTTCGTACGTGAGGAAAAGAAGCCTCAAGTATTTGAGGATATAGACAAGGCTCTTGAGTTCGTAGCCGAAAAGAAGATTAACGCCATGGTTCTCGGTGTTCCCGAGGGCTATGACTTTGCCAAGTTTGAGGCCGATTTGGGGACTCTCCGTAAGGCATTACGCGAAGAGGGTGATGAGGACGTAGCTCCTGAAGAGGGCGGGGAGGATATTGCCCCGGCCGGCGATGATGTTCCGATCGGTAATGATAAGCCCGCTGCGGATGATAAGGGCGAGCCTCCGAAGAAGAAGGAGCCTGCTGATAAGGAATATTTTGGCCGTAGTGGAGACAAGTATTTCTATCTCCTACGCAAGCGGAACGATGCAGGGGACGTTGAGGACCTTGTAGTCGCTGACGTGGACGGCAATGAGGTAATGTCGGCCAAAGCCATGGAAAAGGATCCGTCCGATGACATAGGCTTCTTAATCGACGCTATCAAGGACGCCGATATGGACGAGATCTCGCATGATATCTATGTGGCGTACATCTATCCGAAGCTTACCGAGCTTATGATGGAGCCTGAGGGTGATGAAGAGCCTCTGGCAGGCGAACAGCCTCCGGCAGGTCAAGGTAAACCAACTCCTAACACACCACCAGCAGCCGTCGCTCCGCCTACGCCGATAGAGGGCAAGGTGCCGAATCCGACCGATACGATACCCAAGCAGATAGCCGATATGTTGGAGGAGATTCTGCCTAACATATATGCTAACTTTAAGATAGCCGAGGACGATACTCGGCTTGTTACCCGTGTGATTAAACGTTCATGCGAGACATTAAAGACCTCAAAGGAAATACAAGAGGAAATCACCAAAGGTATCTCCGAGGCACTCAAGGCCGATGAGGGTATTGAAGCCCTTGACGTGGCTTTTGAGGCCGACGGAATGGGCTCGGTGAAGCTCGCCTATGTGGGTAAGCCTGGAGTATTTAAGGTTGAGGAGGGCAAGTTGTTCTCCTGCTTTGATATAAAAGCTAAGAAGAAGAAAAAGAAGGAAAAATAATATGCCATACGATGACGAATTAAGAGATCATATTCAGAGGTCGGTATCCGGCGATGCTAAGCTCCCCAAGAAGGTGTCCGAGAAGGTCAATGAGTCCGATTATGAGGTCGTGACTGCTGACTACAAGGAGACTGATAACCTCTTGGAACAGACACGTAATGCTCTTGAGAAGTTTGGGCTGTTCATGTATCCATTACCTTCTGTGCAAGGCTCGGATACGTATGGGTTCATTATTTCCAAGCGGAAGTTGTCTGATGAGGAAATAGCTGAGATCGACGAATACCCGGAAGGCGGGTAATTATGCCATACGACGATGAACTAAGGCAACAGATACAAGATGATGTCGCGGTTGACGATGCTGCTGGTAAGGAGCGGTGGATCAAGGCCACTCTGTCCAACGACGAGAAATCAACCGATGAGGAACTTATCGCGTATTTTATGAAAGAGGGTGGGCTCAGCCGTGAGGTAGCTGCCAGTTGGGTCGCTAAGCGTAGTGAGTACCTGAATAGTGTTAAGTCTGGAGACAACTAAGGGGTTAGTATGAATAAGGTAGATTTATCAGCTTACCATAATACTGATTTGCCGAAGGACAAGGACGCATTAAGAAGTCAGATGATGCAGGACATGTCCGAGGCAAGTAAACCTCAACCGGATGAGGGGACTTCACATCCCCTCAATCCGGCAGAGGCTAATCCTGATACGATATCGGTTAACCCTGATGCGATGTCGGCTAATGATATGCTAGCCGAGGTTTTGCAGAAGAAGACCAAGCAGGATAGAGTAGGCCGTGAGGTAATAGAGGAGTTGGCCGAGCGGGTGCAGTCAAGTGATAAAAGCATAAGGTTCTTGGAGGAAATACTATCGTGAGTAGTGAAAACGGAAAAGCTATGCAGGCGTTGGATGTGGTATCTATGTTGAATAAATACTTCGCCCCAAATCCTGTATACCGTGAGCGTGTCGAGGCTATCAACGAGCTATATCAGCAGGAGGAGTACAGTATGGTCCTCGATTTGTTTAGTAAGTTTCCGGACGCCAGGCATCTGATGGGCAGCCTTATAAAGAAGCTTAAAGCCAAGTCCGTGTATCATACCTTGAAGCGTATAGTCGGTGGAAAGTGCGATAGCCCGTATGAGGCCTTAAAGGGCTTGTACTCATTATCCACGCATTGTTGCATAGAGATAGAGCACGGGGCTACCGAATATCATATAGTTCTTACTGAAGTATTTAACCGCATAGGATCGCTCATATACGGCGGGGATTATGGTCTCCGTAAGGACCGGGCGGCATAATAGGGAGGTTACGTTATGAGTCTCAGAGATGATTCTGATAAAATTGCAGAGAGTGTTGAACTTAACGAGTGGCAGTTTGCTATAGTATCGCCCGAATTCGAGAAGCTCGTATCCGAGCTGTCTAAGCTAGAGCGTGCGGTGCGTGAGGTGGATTCCGCTCGCGCTATTCTCGAGTCCCAGGCGGTTAATGACGAGGCCCGCGCCACCGAGCTTCGTGTATTCAATGAGTCTAATCCATTTAAATCTAACCTTGCCGAAATAGCTACTCAGGTAAGGTATTGGTCGGCTAAGTTAGATTCTTATATGCCGAAGAAACCGAAGAATGATAAGCCTAGTATTTAATTGAGGAGGTTATAAATGTCTAAGAAAACTTTGATCCAGTTAGATGAGCGCATTCAGGAAAAGGGTACGATATTAGAACGTGATGCAAAGAAGCTCCCCGAAGGGGTTCTGTGCCGCGTGGTGTATCCTATTTGTAACATAGGTAAACTCAACCATAACGGCCGTATGTATGAAAAGGGCGTATGGGATAGGGTTATGGGGGATAAGGATATTATGTCCAAGATAGAGTCCCGCGGGCTAGTAGGCCATGCGGAACACCCGGACAAATTGCAGTCCTCGTTGGAGAAGGCCTCGCATGTGGTGTCTAAGATGCACATAGACGAGTCCAGCCAGCGCGTGCTTCAGGAATTCGATGTTCTCGATACTCCGTTCGGCCGTATCATAGACACCATGCTCAAGGCAGGTTGCTTGGTCGGGTGTTCTACCCGTGCCGAGGGTGAGCTCCAAGAAAAGGAAGACAAGGAATTTGGCAAGTACCGTTATGTCGTTCCCGAATCCTATCGCTACATAACCACAGACTTTACGGCCGACGCTTCAACGTTCAATTCGGCTCCTGAGTCCGTGCTTCGTGAGGTGGTGGGTCATATCGAGGTAGGCCTAGATCAAGCCAAGATAGATAAGGATTTTGCTGTACAGATGCTCGAGTCGGTGAAATCTCCGGCGGCTCAGTCCCTGCTTGAGAACATAAAGAAGGACTTGGGCGAACAGAAGCGCGAGTTTTCGTGTGTGCAGCTTGAGGCCCCGAAGGAAACGGCCGACAAGGTACTCGAATTCTCCAAGTCAATATCCGATGATGAGATCTACGTAGATCCTAAGGATCCCTCATTTGGACGTGAGGAAGAGCCTCATGTGACGTTGAAGTTTGGGCTTCATACGGACGAGTCTAAGGACTTAGAACCCGTTCTTAAGGGCGAGAAGGTACTTACCGCGAAGCTAGGTAAGACCGACATATTCGCCTCTAAAGAGGGCGCACCCTACGACGTGGTCTATGTAACCATAGAATCTGAGGACCTTAAGCGTCTGAATAAGAAGATATCTGATAGCATGGAACACACCGACACTCAGCCCGAGTACATTCCGCATATGACCGTGGCGTACGTAAAGCCCGGTGTAGGCGAGAAGTACAAGGGTAAGGATACCCTTGAGGGTACCGAGGTCGCGTTCGATAAGGTGCAGTTTTCGGGCAAGGACAAGCAGAAAACGGATATCGCGCTTGAGGCTATTGTAGCTGAGAAGTATGACTCTAAGCTATTCAAGAACGATGAGGCCCGTAAGCGTGCCGAGGAATCTGGGCTTATAGATACCGAGAACGAGAACCTTACTGTGGATGGTCTCATAGCCAAGATGCGCGAATGGAATGAGTCTGAGCACGGTGTATCGGCCGGTGTCTATGATACAACTAAGAAGCAGATAGAGGATGGCGGCGGAAAAATGCCTGAGGACATCAAGCGGTTGGCCGAGAAGAAGGTTAGTGAGGAACCCGCCGTAGCCGATAAGGAAATTAAGACCGTCGGCGATACGCCTCCCGGAGACGTTGAGGGACTTAAGGCCGAACAGGATTATTGTGATTTCCTGAATAAGGCAGCAAGCCCTGAGACCAAGAAGGAATTCCCGGATATGAAGTTCGTTCCGCGTACCGAGTATCTACAGCCTACGGACATTGAGGGAGAACAAAAGATAGAGAACGAGTCTCGCAGGTTCTTTGTTACCGGGTTGCCTAAGTTTGTGTCTCCTATTATCCTCGATGAGGCCGGTGCTGAGTTCGACCGTATTTATAAGGATAAGGTACTTATGGAGAGCGAGGGTAAGGATGGGGCCATTAAGAAGGTTATGTCCGAGCTCGAGGAACTTATTACCGAATCCAAAAAAGTGGAAGAGGCTCGAGGTGAGGGCATGGGTCAAGGAGGCCAAAGGCAGGGCGATGGTGGGGTAGACGAGTGTGTTTGTCCCGAATGTAAGACCATAGCCAAGCATGATAGAGGTATACCATGCACTGAGCAGAAATGCCCGAAGTGCAGTGCTTCTATGCTACCCAAGACCAACGAATCGAAGAAGTACACGTTCGAGACCTTCGATGAACTGGTCAAGTATTTCGAGAACGAGTTCGGCGATGAGTCCGAAGAGGTAAAGAAGAAGCTGTCGTCCGTACTCTCGGAGTCCATTCAGCCGTCTGTGGATAACCAACCGGACTCGGTCCGGCGTATGGTGACTAATCTCCGCGTCCGTGAAGCTATACGGCGTGCAGAACGTGATCAGGCGGTGGTTATAGCCGAGAAGGCTCAGGGCAAGGCAACCGAGCTCGAGGCTGGACTTAAGAAGGCTACCGAAGGTAGTGAAGATACTAAGAAAAAAATAGACGAACTCACTAAGCTTAGTGAGTCCGCTAAGCAACAGATAGAAGGACTAAAGACTAAACACGCTGATGAAATCAAAGCCCTCGATGTCAAAATATATCGGGAGCTGCAGATAGAATCCAGCGGTCTTGAATTAGGAAAGAAGGCTCTGGCACTTCTGGAGCAAGTAGAAAGTCGTGAGGAAGTAGACAAAAAACTGGTTGAATTCCGCGACGCGGTAAGGGATAATGAGCTACACTCTAGCCACCTCGATGAGGATCCCAATACCATGGAGAACGCTAATGAGATCAAGGACAAGGTTCCCAATGATCCCGTTAGGCGTTCGATCACAGCCGTGCTTGAAGGAATGCATGGCAAGCAATAGCCTAAGAGGGCCGTTGCTTTTGATTAACCAGCAAGCGGAAAAGGAGTAAGATAATGCCTCCTACTAACACAGAAAAGTTAGGTCAGTTAGTTGAGTCCAGGTATCAGGCGATTATCGCCGAGCGCGATAAGCTCGTTGAGACTTGGGGTCGCTACATCAACTCCGCCGATGCTTACTTCCAGAAAAAAGAAGGTCGTAAGCTCTCCATGATCGAGAAGCGCAATATGGCTCAGTGCCTCGACAATGCGTTGATGGAGGTTGCTATTCGTAGACGTGGTAACGTCTTTGAGACTACCTACTCGGATAACATTGATTTCTTGGGTGTGCAGTTGCCTGTGATCGCAGCTCTTTTGCCTTCATTGGTAATGAACAAGATCGGTGTTGTTCAAGCGCTTGATCGTCGTACAGGTGCAGTATTTTATCTGGACGTGAAGTACGGTCAGACAAAGGGCTCTCTTACAGCGGATTCAACTTTGATTGGAGCCAAAACAGGTCATGCGTCATCCGAGGCGTCGCGTAAGTATGCGACTAATCGTGTGTATGATGAGGCCGCGACTCTCACTGGCGGGACAACTTATGCTGGCACAGTCACGTATAAGCCCGTTATTGCGTCGTCTATGACCATTACCGACGGGGTGGAGACATTCACCGATGACGGTAGTGGAAACCTAGTAACCGATGATTCAGCAGGTGTTGATGGCACGATAGTTTATGCCACCGGCGTCTATTCGGTTATATTCACCAATGCAGTAGCCGCAGCTCCTACCATGGATTATCGGTATAACATGGAGAAGGATGCTTCCGGAGTGCCCGAGGTGAATGTTGATTTGAATTCTTCGACGATTGAGGCCGAGGATTTCAAGTTAAGGGCAAAGTACCAGGCAGGAGCAGCTATTGATCTCCAAAAGGCTCACGGCCTTAACCTCGAATCCGAGTTAGTAAAATTTCTTGGTGGAGAGATTAAGTTCGAAATTGACCATTTCGGGATTGATATGATTTATAACGCTTCGATAGGGGCAGATGCAGCGGATCCTATTGGCGCGTGGTCTGCAACTCTTGGTACGGGTCAGGAATGGGTATTTAAACGGTACCAGTTCCTAGACTATATTGAGAAGGGATCCAACGCCATCTTCGCGAAAACATTGCGTGGACAGGCGACATTCATTTTGGCAGGAAACAATGCGGCACGAGTGATTAAGCAGTTAGATCCTCACTTCAAGCCTATTGCGAACCTGGGCAAAATGGTCCCGACTGGTCCGATGGAAATTGGTACCTTGGATGGCCGCTTGGTTGTTCAGGATCCGTTCCTTCCGACCAATGCTTACACTCTTGGTTTCAAGGGTGATAGCTACTTGTTCGCTGGATTTATTTACGCACCATATATCCCGCTATTCACCACACCTACGCTTCTGCTTTCAACATTAGAAGCGCAGAAGGGATTTTTCAGCGCACAGGGCTTCAAGGTCATCAACGATGGCCTGTTCACCTATGGTACGGTTGCGAATCTTCCATAAGCGAACGGTTATTCGTTTGTATTGTCAAGAAGCACCGTATGGGACCGGGCACTCCTCGGTCCCATACGTTTTTCCTTTACACTTTAGAGGAGTCCACAATAATGAGTATGACAAAATCTCAGATCGTTGAGTGGATACAGAAGGAATTTGGTGACGTTCAGCTTGCAACTCCAGTAAAAACACTGATGCAGCAGGTTGATAATGCCATAGCTTATTGGAACACCCACTCCGCATTTAAGACCATTGCAATGGTAGATTATGTTCGGGGGCAGACGTATGCCGCGCTCCCGGCAAAGTTCAAAGCTGTTGCTGAGGTCATTCCTAACTATACCACGACCTGGATACTTCAAGATCAGCCGTTGTGGTCCCTACTTGGACTCACCATTTTAGATAATGTTACAGAAGATCTTATCATAATGGGCGAGGCATTCCGTAGCTATCGAAAATATGTAGGCACCGACTTTAGGTGGAGTTTCATTCGTTCTGAGGATCCCGAGGTTGGAGGCCAACTTTACATAATAAACGTTCCTAACGACATGACCCGTGTCTGTGTCGTAGGCTCACGCCGTATAAACCCGAAGACGGATAGTATAGACTCTGAACACATATACAATTGGGTTCGCAGGTACGCTAAATCACTGGTTAAAGTTTCTGAGGGTAATGCCCTTCGTAAGGGTTCAATTATAGGCGTGCAGAACGACGGTCAAGCTGTGTTAAATGAAGGTAAGGAAGAAATAGAAGCTCTTCAAAACGAGTTGGCTGTGTGTGGTAGGTGGATGGCATTCAGCCGTCGCTTTTAATAAGGAGATCTTAAAGTGGCTACTAAAGAACAAATAGTATATTATAAATCCTGGGCGCATGAGAAGAACCGGGCTCGCAAGTTAGGAAAACCAAACTACGAGGCCAATTGTGATATAGAACTCGAAAGGCTCGTTAGTGAAATACCCGACCTTGTTGGTGTGACGTGTGATTGTCCGGAGTGCCGAGGATAGCCGATAATGATAGAACTTATGGATCAGATAATTGATGAGGTTACGTACTCTCAACTGGCTCGTAGGCAGTCTGATATAGGTAGGTTGTTTCCTACGTTTAAAGACCGTGTCCGTGCCGTCGGGGGCCGAGGCGGGGTTCGCTTGGTGGACATGAAGCCTCAGGTTTGGTCGTTCAAGGTAACCTCGGGGACTAAGCCCGGAGTCCGATACGACGTGCATTTCAAGTTTGAGAACCTCAAGCCTGTTGTTCGGGAATCAGTCGGTAAACTTAGGAATTGGAAGCAAGACAGGTCGGGCGTAGATTTAAGGAAGCTCGCCATAGACGTTATGTTCAATTCCGATCTGAAGGCATTCTGTTCATGCCCAGCCGACCTTTATTACGGGGGACATTACATACGCACCCGCATGGGCGCTAAGTACACCCGACCCGAAAGAAGGCCTCCGAATAAGCGTAATCCTAGACAATATGGAGCTTACTGCAAGCACGTGGCTTTGGTTATGGAAGTGCTTCCTATGTATTCAGGGACGATAGCCTCGTGGTTGAGGCGGTTTTATTCTCGCGATATAGAGCGTGCTGAGGCGGCAGTAAGGCGTGATATGCCTCAGGATAATGAACCTACAGAATCGGTAGTTGCTGTTGGGGCGTCGCCCGTTGATATTTTAAATGAAGAGGGAGTGTGTTATGCCTAGTCTTATATTTGATAGAAAAATACATACGAAGTTCAAAGAGCCATTTTCGGTGTTTTTCCTTAAGCAGCGTGCCGTAAAGGAGAAATACTCCGGGCTCGTTCCCGATACGGATGATATAAAGACTGTTCTTGTATTTCAACAAATAACATCTATAACCGACCTCGCTAGGCTCGCACAGCGTATAAAGTCGGATAGGGAAATATTCTTTTCGTGCTCGGTGTCGGCCGATAAAAAGGGCTGGGATCAATACTTTTCAGCTAGTAGATATAAGTCCCCGCCTACTTTAACCGTTGAGCTTCAGGCTTTGGGGGCGATAGCTCGTCAAGCGGGTTTGGCCGAGGGTAGTCATAATAGTAAGGATTTGCCTGTAGAGAGTGTAGAGTTTGATACTGAGAACGAGAATAAGAAGCTTCCGTGGTATAAGCGCATAAAGTTATATTCTAAGCGTCGTGGTGATAAAGGGTACGATATCGGTATAGGGCCGAGGTTCACATGGTAGATAGACTTGTAGAACACATAGAGCTTGATCTTAAAGAGGGTGCGCGTTCGGACGAAACTACGTACTCGTCTAACATATCGTATCTTCCTAGTGGGTTCTCTTCCGTAGAGAGTGCCCTTCGTGTATTGGCTAAGCTCAAGAAGGACTGGAATATTAAGGTACTCAAGAAATCTGATGAGTCATACGACGTGCAGTTCGAAAAAGCACTTAGCATAAAGGTAAAAAACAGTTACGACCTCGATAACTTTATGAAAGATTTAATAGGAGCGCAAGGGGTTATAGACCCCAACACGTTCATGGTTGACCTTTCGGCTTATGTAATCAAGGAAGCCCGTGAGGACGTGGACGCTCTGTACGGTGAGATATCGGACGGGCTTAAGGGTCTGGCTCGGCGCGGGGATGCCAAGCAGATGCAAGTTAGGATAGACGCATTCAACCGTGAGTTTCCCGGCGGTCAGTATATGGGTGAGCAGTCTAAAGACATATTGATTAAACTTCATGATATAGACAAGTCGGTGGACGGTCTCGTATCCCGAATGCGTGCCGTATACGGTGACGATAGGGGGACACTTGAAATGGTAGCAGACGGCATATCCTCAGACCGTCCACTCAATGCTTATGACGTGTTCTCGGAATATAATAGCCTTATGGGCGACCGTGTACGGGCTACATTGGCCGGTGTCCCAGTTACCTTTGAGTCGGTTATTGGTATGGACTTTATACCTGCCGAGCGTATGATATTCGATACCAACGTTGAGGCTTCGAGTTTGGCTTGGCCTAACGGCGTCCATGCTACAAAGAACGTTGTATATCCTACAGGAAAGACATTTACACCTAGGACCATTCGTGGAATGGCTCAGGCCATCCGTGCCATAAAAGGGAAGAAAGCGACTGAATCATCTGTGGTTGATGAGGAATTTTCACCTGATGAGTATACTCCGCGGAAATATGTCAAAGTAAAGTCTAAAGTAATGATGAGTGATGGTAGCACTAAAACTATTACATTCTTTGCTGAAGAGCCTAAGAAAACCAAAAATGGATTTGTTTTTACTGAAGTTGATAAAACGGGAAATCCTTTATTTGGCGGAAAAGGTGGAAGTACAACACAAAAGGTAGTATTGGCAGATGAGAAAGATGTAATTTCAATGCAACCCGCTCGAATAAGCAAAATGACGGGGTACATAGAGACCGCCCCAAAAGGAGCTAAAAATGACTAATATATTCGAAGCAGCTAAAGATCTTAAACTCTATAAAGCGCTTATTCGTACCTTGGGCGAGTACGCTGATAAATTTCCGGCTACGGGGGTTGATAAGGTAGCCAATAAAGCCATGGAGCGTGGAATATCTGTTATACCTAAGGATAAGCAATCTCTTGCCATTCTTAATTCTATAATTGGCGATAAGTCTTTATCGTCCGCCGCAAAGGTACAGAAGCTTATGAACGCCAGATTTGCCGACCTTCCGGTCGGGATTCAGCCTATATATAAGCGTATAAATAGGAAGCTTGTGGCTTTCTGGTCCGTGGACGGTAAACTTTATGATAAAGTATTCAAGCTGTTAAATATAGACGGTGGCCCTGCTGGATTTTGGGCCGACCTTGACGCCAAGCGCGTCAGCCTTGTTGATCTGACTAAAGATAACGATGGAGGAAAATAATGAGTATTAGAGATATCTATACGAGCATATCCGATGGTGTGAATCGTGAGATCCTGCCGGATTCGTACGCGGGATTTGAGCGAGCTATTATGCAATTTGAGCGTGAAGATGCTGTACGCAATAACCTCAAGGAAGTACAAGTTGAGGTGAAGAATGTCCGTGATCGGGGCGATACTGTCATTGCTGATATCGCACGTACTGCTGAGGGGGCAGGTCGTGTTGAGTCCAAGGATAAGGTATACGGCCGCGCCGTGCTTGAGGCGCTTAAGGAAAAGCCAAAGAAGCCACGCCCTAAGCCCGTCGCAGAAAACAAGACCATGGTGGAGGGTTTGTATTCTTTTATCCGTGGCGACGTGGATAATGATAAGCTCGGGGAAGATTATAAGAAGGCGTCCGAGGGAACTAAGCGCCCTCAGCTTGCTGTTGGTGACTTGGTTGAGCGTACCGACCGCAGCCGTATATATGGACGTGTGTCTAAGATGATATCCGAGTCTGAGGTCGTGGTGCATTGGTCCGACGGTGATAAGCCCATTAAGACCGAGGAGCCCGCGTCCGTTCTCGAGCTCGTTAAAAGGCCTGAGACTGTTGAGGACAGGGAAGACAATACCAATAGTGACGTTGACAAGATATCCACTATAATGAAGTTTGATCCGCCATTAATAGTGGCGGCGATCAAGGATCTTGGTGAGGAAGATATAGCCGGGTTTTCTGATGTAACCGAAGACGATTTATTGGATATACTGAAGAGCTTGGAAGATCATGAGCTCGAAGAGATTCTTGGTGTGTTGAATAAAAGCAATGAAGCCAAGTTTGGTTCCGTTGAGTGGCAGGACGAACAGATCGCCAAGATCAAAGCCAAGCTCGAGAGTGGTGAGGAGCTCGACGGCGCGGATGAGGCTTTTATTGAAACCCAGCGTGAACACAACAAGCGGGCCGAGATAGAAGAGCTTGATCGTATGTGGAAGGCGTCGAAGTCCAAGGCTGCCGAGGCTCGTATTATAGAACGGGCTAAGCTTCATGGGTATTCTACCCTGTTTGGACTTGAGGAGCAGTCGGT